GTCTGCTCCAGCACATACTCATCATCTGTTGCTGCCGCTTCCTCGCACGCTATGAGCAAGACCACAAAAGCTAGGGTAAATAAAATTCCAACTAATTTTTTCATAAGTATCTCTCTCCTTGATTGACAGTCATTCTTTTACCATTATAGCACATTCTGTATGAATAATTTCGGTATTTTTAAGGGAAAATTGTGGCAATTATGTGGCATGTGTGACAATTCATTTTCACTACTTGAATTTGACAGTTGTTTAATCGAAAAAATCTATAAAAATTTGAAAAATCCGAGTTTATCGGTTTTTTGGTTTCAACAAAAAAGCAAAAGTATGATCCGTTGAACTTGATTTATATAAATGATGCCGATGGAAAATTAATCGTGTTGAAAAAGGGGTCAAGAAAAAAGGTGTCTGCAAAAATAACAGAAAACATCTTTAGGGCAATAAATTGTTTATGGTAAGAAAGCGAAAAATGAACAAAAACACTTTCATTAAATTTTTTTGAGTAAAAACCTCCAATTATACCTTCTCCCGTGGCTATAAGTAGAGGGTGAAAAATCCTCAAGCAAAAAGAAAGGAGGAAATCAATATGAAAACAATTGATAGAAGAAGCTTTGCTCTTGGTCATAACCATGCCAGAATAAGGAATCAAAACAACATCAGGCGCATTTGCATTCATCATAGCGTAACACCAGAGACCCACACCACCGCAAACTTTGAGAACTGGTGGCGAAATCCTGCATCAGGGATGGGAAATCCTGCAGTAGGCGGCTATCATGAAGTAATCCTATTTAACGGAGATATGGAATTAAACTTTAACCCAACTCAAATCGCTCATGGTGTCGCAAGTCAAAATGATGATTCATACCACATCTGCGTGGTAGGAAATTTCAGAATAAACGGCGCACAACCACGAGCAGCTCAAATGACTTCACTCAACGAGCGGATTAGATTTAACACGAGTCGTTTCAATGTTCCAATTGAGCGTGTCCTTGGTCATAACGAATTTCCAGGCAATGCCAGCAACACCTGTCCAGGACAAAATATGAACAACCTGCGTGACCAGTTGCGCACACCAAGCGTTGCAACAGCACCTGATTCACAACCATCATCACTACCAAACAACATGCACCGAGTAACAACCCGTACAGGCGGATTTATCAACGCAGCTGATGCACAGGCGAATCGAAATAGGCGTACATGGGTAGAGCCGGGAGAGTATCACATCTTCAACCGAGCAAATGGAATGATAAATGTCACTCGCACACCAGGCGTTCCAGGTAGCTGGATTGACCCAGGAGAAACACCCACTCCACAACCCGCTTCAATTATCCGAGTAGGCTCAAGCGTAAGGGTCAACAACGATGCCCAGAGATGGGCAACAGGTTAAGCCATACCAAATTGGGTTCGTGGTCGAATCTACACTGTCCAACAGATAAGAAACAACAGCTCAGAACTCTTACTAGCAGATGTTATCTCATGGATCAACGCAAGTGATGTAACCTTAGTTTAATCACCTTTTGCCCTAACATCGGCCATGGTAGTCACGCCGTTAAACTGCCTACTAAAGTTTGCATATCTGATATGCGGGTTCTGATCAAACCCAACCACTACAATTGAATAATAAAAAAACAAAGCGAAAAACAATGTTTAAAGTAGGCTAACAACAGCTCCCAAGAGATGGAGAACACTTAAAATAAACCCTACTTTGACAAGGAACAGAAGGTGAGGAATCAATCAATATGAAAGGAAACTTGTTATCACATCAAGGATACAACAACCTAAAATCATTCAGACCCATTGAAAACTCAGAGGATTTTTACAACCTTTTATACAAAGCGTCTGATGTCTTACTCCACCTCACCCATCATTTCTACACCAAGAATGATTTCGAAAGTGACGAGGAAGTAAGAAAAACTGCCTACATTAAGGCACTGGCTTGTCAAATTGAATACTTCTACGAAACAGGAGCAACCACAACAACAAGCCTCAACAACATCCCTCAAATGATGGATCTAGGTCGTACAAAAGTAAGCATGATGGCACACGTTAATGAAGAAGGAACGACCGTTCCAAAATCAATCATCTGTCCAGACATCTATCTTTACCTAGATGGAACAGGCTTACTGGATGGGAGTGATCACTAATGGAACTCCGCATTAATCCCAATCTACTTACTCAATCATTTGAGTACCATGAATTCGAAGAAAAGAATACTTGGGCTAAACCTAGCTACAAAGAGCCGATTCTAATCAACAAGGTAAGAATTGACGAAACATTAGAAACAGCCCCAATATCAACAGCAACCAATGGGGTTGCACTGGGTATCAGTCGTGTGGTATGCAAAGCGATTGCCTTTACATACGCCTCAGACACAACCCCATTTATCGAATTCAAAGAACGATCAAAGATCGTCACCAAGAATGACATTTACACCATCAACAAAGTGGTCAAAGTAAATGAACCATTCGAAGATAAACTTTGGAGTGTTGAGCTTGAATTAATTTAATGCTCAAACTCTGAGCATTAAATAAAAGGAGAGCAGAAGCAATGAAAAATTTTATCTACACCCTCGTGGATTATATCAATCAGCTAGAACTGGAATATCCAGTAAAAGTCGGCATCTTTGATGATGAACCCTCACTAATGGTCAGACCAGTCACAGGCTCAGAAGTGATTCACGAATACATGAATGGCATGATAGATATCCGTCTTCCATTCGAAATCAGCATCAAAAGTAAGGACCAAGAAGTTGCATTCAATATCCTGAATGAGGTCATGAACCACATCAAAGACATCGGCAAATTCTTAAATGATGAAAGTAAAGAACACATCTTACTTAACTTAGAAATGGATCAGATTCCAGTTTTCCAAGCAAATGAAGACGGCTACTTTTACTACACATCAAAACTGACAGCTGATTTAACGGTTATTTAAAAAAATAAACAAAAATTAAGAAAGCTGGCAACCCCAGCAAAAGGAGAAAAAAACATGAGAAACAAAAACGCACAAAGACAACATTTCGTAGCACCATTCACAGGAGAAGGCACTGCACCAGCAGTAGCAAACTTCTTACCACTAGCAAAATTCATCACAGAAATCACAGATGGAAGTGACGACATGACTGATGAGTTCGCAGACTATGCAGGAGACGGAACAGTTCAAACTGACATCATCGGGATTCAAGAATCATGGGACATTTCAGGAACATTCGACGCAACAGACCCAGCCCAAGCTTTAATCGCTGGAATGAAGCGTAAAGTTGGAGCTGAACGCAAATTATGGCATTTAATCATTGATTCAAATGGAACAGAAGAAGTAGTCGGTGTTGCCACTGCACTAAGCATCGTTGCAGGAAGTGGCTCAGCTGATGAGCATGAGGAATTCTCTTGTACATTACAGTATGACCAACGTCCAGAAGTACGTGCAATTTAACTACAAGTAAAATAATGTGTTACTAGGTTGAGCTTACGACGAATACGAAATCTAGGACACAAGAAAGTACAACAATGGAATCGGGATTCACTTGAGTGTTTCCCTTTTCCTTAAATTAATATAAAAGAAAGAGGTTGAAGACAAGATGGCAATTAAACTAAATTTAAACACAACAATAATTCCAGTGGAAATTGGAGAATTCAAATTTGAGATCAACATGACTGATGAAAAAGAGAAAAGTTTCCAAGCCAAGTTAAGTGACTTTTTGAAACAAGCGGAAAAGCTAGATGAAGCTAAGACTGAAGATGAAGAAAAATTGCGCACCATGATTGCCGAACTATATGATGAGTTACTAGGAAACGGAGCTTTTAAAAAGCTTTATGCCCACACCCCGAATGCAGGTATTTTATTAGGCGTCTTTATGCAATTGGTGACAGAGTTTACGAAAGAAGCGAGGTCACGTGTACTTCCAAGTTCAGTGTTAAAAATTGTGGATAAGAAACCAAAGAAGCCAGTGATTAAATCTGGCACTAAAAAGTAGCATCATGATTTATGACGCATTAGAAACAGAAGTTGAAATCGAAGGGATCACTTATGAGATTGATATGTCGTTCGATAACATTGTTCTGCTTTTAGATATGATGAATGATCTTAGTTTAAGTGATAGCGAGAAAGTCTATTATGGGATTTATGCATTGCTTGGGGTTGATCTAGATTTGGAAATAGAGCAACAAGCCGAAGTGTTTAAAGGGTTAATTGACAACTTTATTCATTCAGGTGATAAGCAAGACGTTCCAGTGGATTTAGAGGGCAATATTATGCCAGTTGAGAAACAGAAACCGAGTTATGATTTACGACATGATGAGACTTATATTTACACTTCGTTTAAGCAAGCTTATCAGATGGAT